TTGAACAAAAGCATCAGGAGCAGAAGGATCGGCAACGATATCAGCAGCAGTTGCTAACATGAAATCTTCACCGACAATTTTATGACCTTCATTGGTCATCTTTAATGAACCTACACCACGAGAGGAGACGCCGAGACAAACACCTTCACCAATTAATGATTGTGCTATTTTTCCCATTGGCGTATCAAGAAGTTGTGCCTTACCTCTAAAATTATTTCCTTCACATGTAAGAGAAACAATCTTATGAGAAACACGATCAAGATTTACAGTTGGACCATCTGGGTGACCAAGTTCACCTAGAGCACGTCCTTTGTTGACAAAAGATTCTGTATATCTCTGTACTTCACGGGAGAGTGTTTCCATAGGATACATTCTTCCATTACGATTGCAAATGTTTCCCTGAAGGAAAATTCCTTCAATAAACATTTTTTTTGAATTACCTTTTCCTTCGGTAATAAATTTAACTTCTGATACTTCTTCCGTGATTAATTTCATGGTTTTAATTTGTAAATCCTACTTGATTTGCTTTAATTGCTACTGATGTCCAAATAACATCAGTTGGCAGTTTTGTTAAAAATTCAACAGAACCTGCCGGCATAGCAAAATAGTTTGTTGAGGCAGCTCCAACCATGGTGTTTATACCAATAGTTGCAATTCCCGAGGTGTGGTTAAATAACCGAACACAAGTTGCAGAAGATATGCTAGTTGCCGATCCTGCAGAAGTCTCAGTATTTACTTCTGTTGATATTATTTTTGTAATCTGCATTATTCTTCTTCCGTTGAAGTTTCTACTTCTTGCTCAAGTTCATCCTCAGTTTCAAACATAGATGCAGCAACATATGGTTTAAGTGAATCAATTTTTTCCGCCGCCTTTGAAAAGATTGTATCTTTAATAGATACGGAAATTTGACTAGGCGAAGCACCAGTTGCAATTAAATCAATAATGTCTTCCATAAAATTTATATGTTATTATAATATATTTATATCTCTGCTTTTTTAAGATCCTTTTTTGCTTGAGCATCTACTACGGCAGTCTGTGATTCTAAATCTGGTTCAACTGGAATTTGACCCATATCACTGGTTGGATTTTGACCGAGATCATTTACTGGAGCACCTTCTGGTTGTGGTAATGGTTCACCAGTTATTGGATCAATCGTAGATGGATCTGGAATTATTCCTTTTTTAATTTCTTGTTTTATTTGTTTATCAATGTCAATAATTTCAGAATCAGTTTGGCGTAATACTTTTTTACGAACATATTCGGCAGAATAATATTTTCCAATATAAGGTTCAATAGTTGATAAAATACCAAGTCTATTGGACATTAATTCTGATTCTTTTAATTCGGCAAACTGATTGTCATAAAGAAAATCATATTGAATATGATCACTTAACAGTTCCCAATCTTCGGGAGTTATAATATTTTTTAATATAAGTTGTGTTCTTAAAATATCACTAAACATATTTGCAAAACGCTTTCTTAATCTACCAACGAACTTTGCAAATTTTAATTCATCCCTAAGAATTTCAGAAGAACGACCAAGATTAAATCCACCATCGCTTGCTATTCTTGATTCGGGAACTCCAAGAGATCTATATAATTTCTTTTGGAAATATTCAATATCGGAAAGTTCGCCAAGATTTTGACCACCTGGAAGTGTAGTGATTTCAGTTCCTCTACCGCCTTCACGGCGAGGAAGCCAGAAATCTTCAAGCATACTCATGAACTTACGATCATCACGAACTTCTCCAGTTCCAGCATCGTAAACAAGTTTGTTACGATAACGACTCATTACTTCCTTTAAATATTGTTCTGCCTTTACCTTAGGAAGATTACCGACATCAATATAAAAAATACGACGTTCTGGTGCTCTCGATAATCTATAAATGACCAAAGAATCTTCAATCATTCTCAATTGATTGAGAGACTTGATTGCTTTGTGCAAATACGAAAGAACTGTACCCTTGTTTCTATCTACTAAACCAGAACTACAATAAGCAATTGAATCTTTTGCTATTTTTACTCCTTTTGGAGTTCCTGCTCCTCCAGATATTATGTTAGTTGGATAATTTGGAGTTGGAGTATATAAGAAATATTCTTCAAATTCTTGTTGGAGTAGTTTTTGATTTTGAGTTAATTCAACTGCTCTTCCAGTCAAATCTCTTTGACTTTTCTTTTTTTCCTGACGAACATATCTCATTTTCATGGGATCAATATATCTGAGCTCTTTGATCCCATCTTCAGGTTTTTTTACATCTATAACTTTTAGGTAATATAATCTACCATCAATGTACCAATTTCTAAAAATTTCATGGCACTTTTTATCAAAGTCCATGATTTCTTTAATATATCTAAACTCTTCTCTAATTTTTTCTTTTAATTTATCACTAGCATTTAAGTTTGATAATTCTATTTCTATTGGAGAATCATATAAATCACTTACTAATGCTTCGTTTACAACATCCTCAATAGCATTATCACACTCTGGGTGTAATGCCATTTCTCTATATCTTTTAACTAAATCATGTTCAGTTCTATATACACCTTCAATATCTAAATACTGTCCATAAAATCCACTAGCAATATAATTATCAACCCCGTCCTCATTGGTTTGAGGAACGGGGGAAACTATAGACTTAGATTTTTTATCGCTATCATCAATTGAAAAACCAAAAAGTTTTGCCATTTTATAATTATTGAACGTCTTATATCCTATATTTAGTTAATATTTTGTCCACCTGCTGCAGCACCATTACCCTTAATTGCTTCCCACCAGAGAACTTGAAGTTCTACAGTAAATTCTTGAATAGTATCAGTAGATTCGTATGATAGATCAATTGCAGAAATATTTGTTGGGAAAAGGTCATAGAAATGATAAGATCTCAATGTTGAACCATCACGATCTAACTGATAAACAAAAGCATCTGCTTGATATAATTCTGGATTAGTAACTCCAGTATTATCAGAAACTCTATTAATTTTATTCATCCAGTTTTCAAAAGCTGAACGAATTGCAAAATCAGTATCGTTAATAACGGTAATTGTCCAGGTATCAAATGTTCTGTCTCCAGCAATTTTTAAAATTCTTCCTCTAAAAGGAACATCAATTGGAGCTACGTTAGATGCTGGAAGAGCAGCAGTCTTAACCAAGAATCTAGATTTATCTAAAGTTACATTGTCAGCTGGTGCAGCAGTTGGGAATGAAAGAACAACTTCAAATAGATTAGGTCTTGCACCACCACCCGTTAATTTACTTTTGAAGTCAGTAATTTTTCTTAATGGTGGTGGATTGATTTGGTTTCTAGTTGCCATAGTTTTTTTTAACCTCTAAACTAAGATTCTAAAATAAATTAAACGTTTCCAATAATTTCTTCAAATGAGACACCAGTTCTGGTGGCAACAAAAGTAAGACCAATGAAGTTGATTGATCTTGCTGGTTTGATGTAAATATCAGCAACAAATTCATTATTATCAATCACTGCGGCAGTATTATTAGTTTCATCACAAACAACTACATAATCAAAGATACCTCTCTTAGATTGTACATCTCTTAAGAATGGTTCAACAATGTTAACAAAGTTTGATCTAGTGATTTCGTCGTTAAATTCAAAAAGTTGATCTTTTGCTGCAGCAGAAATAGCATTTTCCAAGTAAATGAAAAGTCTACGAACGTTAATTCTATCAAACGCAGATGCTCTTCCTAATCCAGTACGATCTCCAAATAGAATAATTCCAGATCCTGGTGAAAATACAATAGGATTAATTCTATTAGTATAGAGTTTATCTCTTTGAGTTTTAGATGGGTTATATGCCAACTTAACGGCATTTAAAATAGCACCTCTAGAAGTTCCTGCTGGTGAGAACCATGGGAAACTATTGATGTCTGTTCTTGCACACAATCCAGCAGTATCACCATTTGTTGGAACATATCTAAATGTATCAGAAAATCTGTCATACATGTACTTATATCCACTATCAAATACTGCATACGATGATGATGCAATTGGTGAATAGTAACTAATTAAATTGTTTGTAATTACAGCATCTGAATTTATGGTAACAGAACCCGCAGAAGTATCTGTTAAAAATGCTCTTCTATATGGGGAAATAAATGCGATTGCATCTTTTCTTTCTTCGGCAACTGCAATTAATTTATTTGCCAAGGATTGTGCAACTTCTTTTTCATAATTACCAGATCCCATCAATAGAAAATCGACTTGATAGTTATCTACGTTAGCAAATATGTCATATCCACTTGCTATTTTAGATAAAGGTGCCGATAGTGATCCAGTGGAAATAATTGAAGAAGAACCATTGTAATCAGTTCCGCCAGATAAAGAATATGTTTGAGATCCTATTGCACCGAATGCAATTCCATCAACTTCTTGATCCCATCCAATATCAGTTGAAGAACCAAATGTAGATGGGAGTGTTGAAGTTGTGACAATTCCAGATGGTGCCGAACCACCAAAAACATAATTTGAAGCAGTTGAAAGATACTTTCTCCAATAAGATGGGCTACCTAAAGAAAATTCAGCATCAGATCCTTTAGAAAGATTTAAATGTTTTTCTAAGATAGTTCCTGCATTTCCAGTTATTTGACCAGTTGAATCAATAACAACAACGTGCATTTCATCAAACCTAGAACCTCTAGCAGACGCAAATGATGAAGTTGATGGTTTTGATGCAATATTATTCCACATAATTGTGGAATTAGTTGTTATTCCTAAAGATTGTTGATCAAACCAATCACTTGTAGAAGTATATGTTGTCGTTACTCCATTTGTAGTTGATGAAGTAGTATGAATTGCAATCGAACCAGAATCACTAAATGAATATATTCCTAACTGTTGATAATCAACATTAGTTACAGTTCCTGCAGAAGAAACATGAGATACTACTTTTACGGAAATGTTTCCAGTTCCAACTTCTGTTACAATTCCTTTTAAATAACCATCTAAAACAGAAGTAGTTCCTGCACCGGGCAAAGTATTAGAAATTGCCTGAGTAACACCATATCCAACGCGGAATTCTTCTAATTCTGATGATGTATTAATACCTGTTAAAATTTGATCTGCTTTTGAATCAATGATAGCAACTCTTAATCCATTTGCCCATGATCCTGGATTTTTGGATGCAAATGTTACACCAGAAATAGTAGTCTCTTCGTATCCAAGCTGATTGTAGTGTTCTACACTTTTAATCTTTATACTAGATGCTGATCCAACAAAAGCATTTTTTAAGTCATCATCATCAGATCTTACAATTCTTAAAGATCCACCATATGCTAAAAATGATGATGCAGTTAACCAATACTCATATTGCTTATCTACTGGATAAGGTTCGCCAAAAGATGATAATAAATCTTGCTCATTTTCGACTAAAATCGGAAGATCAACGGGTCCGATTGCGAACGGTGCAACAAGACCACCTACTTTCTCAGAAGTTGGATCAACTCTTCCTACTGTTAAATCAACTTCTCTTACTATGAGTCCCGGAGATGCTAAATTTAGCGCCATCTGTATTCCCCTACAAGTCCAGAATGAATCTAAAAATATTTATAAAAAAGGTTAGTTTATATGGGGAAACAATACATGAACTTTAAATCACCAGTCTGGATATTCACATATATCTATAAAGTTATTTTTTTTATTAGTCCTTTTACCTAATACTCTTTTGATAGTACATTCTTTACATTCATAAGAATATGCAGAAGGTAAACATCCCCTATCCTTACGTGTTAGGTAAAAATCATCTAGTAAATTTTTAACCTCATTGCACGATCTACACCTTCTGTCAAAAAACAATAAGTGTTCAAGTTCTAATTGATCATCAAAATCCATTTAAAGGTAATCCCACATATATGCACGATCACCATATTCATCTAGGTGCCACCTATCTCCATTCTGATCTGTAAAACTTTCGCCACTTTCTAATCCAGTAGAAATAAATCCAAATGGAGACATATCTGCTTCTATTTGATCCTCTTGCTCTTCATATATCCTTTTTCTAATATCGTCATTAGTCATCTCCTTAAAATATGGTTGAGCCACTAACCAAGCAAAAATAACAAGACACATCATTAAATCGTCATTTGTTCCTTCTTCTGCTTGGAATGTATTATTTTTCTGAATAAAAGTAGTCATCTCACTAATAATATCATAGTCTGATATCAATAACTTATCATCTTCTATTAACGTTCTTAAATTAGAGCATCCTAATTTTTTAACTGCCGCAGTCATTCTGACTCCAAGATATGATTTTTTCCCACTAAATCCTGTTCCAACTAATTGACCATTTCTACCCCTCTGAGAGCACATTAATATATTGTCATATTCTAAGTCAAAATGAAGAATATTTGCAACTTGATCTCCAATATCATTAATCTCAACTAAAATCCAAGCATTATTATAAGCTTTTGCTACAGATTGAATGATATTTGGAAATAGCATTGGTTTTATTTCATTATTTCTATACTTTGCAACTACTTTATATGGAAATGAAGTTATATCCACAACAACAAATGCCGAATAATCATTACCTATCCCTCTTGCAACATCAACAGTAATCATATAATTATGATCATGTTCTGGATCGGAATAAATGTCTAATCCTTTATTTCTTTTTAATGGGTCATCATAAACTAAACTTTTTAATTTAGTTGAATTAATCAGAGTATCTACGGATCCTAAAAATTCACATTCAAACTCAACCTTAAACTGCTGCTCAGAAGTGTTAGCAATCGTCTGCTCCTTCCAGGCGGCGTCTCTACCAGGAACTTCAGACCAATGAACATCTGTAGGTACATATTCGTTCTTACCCCTTTCAGCGTCATGCCACATGCGGTAGAAGTGATTCATACCGCGTGGAGTAGAAACGATA